TTTAAATGGAACAACAGGATCAACTTACTTATCTGTTGAAGCACCTGCAGGTGATGTGTTCGCATTAAATATTCCAGAAGATGGAATATTATTTGAAAACGGAATTTTTGTAACTGATTTAGTTGGAAAAGTAACTGTATTATACGACAAGTAGGAGGCTAAATGGCTAATACTACTTCTGGAACTTATGTATTTGATAAGAACTTTGCTATTGATGAAATAGTAGAGGAAGCTTATGAAAGAATAGGTTTATCACCAAACACAGGTTATGATTTAAAAACTGCAAGACGTTCTTTAAACATAATGTTTCAAGAATGGGCAAATAGAGGTTTACACTATTGGGAAGTTGCAAACAATTCAATTACATTAGTTGATGGTCAAGCAACTTATACAATGTACAGATCAACAGGTGACGGAACTTCTGATGCTACAGCTATTTATGGTGTTGATGATATTTTAGAAGCTTCTTACAGAAATTCTTCTTCAGTAGATTTTCCTTTAACAAAAATTAATAGATCTGCTTATCAAGCTTTAGCAAATAAAACAGATGAAGGAACACCCACACAATATTTCGTACAAAGATTTATAGACAGAGTTACAATAACTCTATATCTTACTCCAGGCTCAACAGAAGCAGGTAATACAATTAACTATTATTATGTGAAAAGGATACAAGATGTTGGAGATTATACAAACGCAACCGATGTACCTTATAGGTTCGTTCCTTGTATGTGTGCGGGTCTTGCTTATTATTTGGCTATTAAAAAAGCGCCACAAAGAACACAAGAATTAAAATTATTATATGAAGATGAATTACAAAGAGCATTACAAGAAGATGGCTCTTCTTCAAGTACATTTATAACCCCTAAAACTTATTATCCAAATGTCTAATTTAGCCAAAGGAAGATATGCAAAATTTATATCTGATAGATCAGGTATGGAGTTTCCATATAAAGAAATGGTTAGAGAATGGAATGGATCAAGAGTTCATGTATCTGAGTTTGAACCAAAACAACCTCAATTAGAGCCGAGACCATATACAGCGGATCCACAAGGTTTACAAAATGCAAGACCAGCAAGAACTGAGCCAGCTACAGAATCTATGTTAGGACCTGATCCACTATCTTTTACTGCTAATTCATCAACAGTTACAGTTACAGAAATTAATACCCAAAGATCAGTTTCAGATATAGTTGTACTTAGAAACGTAGATGGAAGCCCTGGAGGATTACCTTTTACAACATTAGAAAACTCAACAGGTTTTACTATTGTATCAGTATCAAGTGATACTTTTACCTTTAATTTAAACACAACAGCTGCTATAACCGAAAAATCAGGAGGAATGACAGTCACAGCAGGACCTGTTACATTGACACCATGACATACGCAGAACTAGTTACAAAAATTAGAGATTATTGTGAAGTAGATTCAAATGTATTTACATCAACTATTATTGATGGATTTATTCAAGATGCAGAATTTAGAATTTTAAGAGATGTAGATTCTGATAATAATAGAAGATATGCGCAAGCAGATATTGTTGCAGGTCAAAGATATGTAAATACACCTTTGATAAATGATGAGACATTAGTTATCAGATCAGCGCAAATCACTAATTCTACAGGTGGAGCAGATAACTCTAGTCGTTCGTTTGTAGAATACAGAGACACTAATTTTATATCTGAATACAATTCAACAGGAGTATTAGGACTACCAAAATACTATGGATACTGGGACGAAAACACTATTGTATTAGCTCCTACTCCAGATCAAAATTATAATATGCAGATAAATTATATCTTGAAACCAGCTCAATTATCGAGTACTAATACACAAACATACTTAAGTAAGGAATTTCCCAACGGACTTTTGTATGCATGTTTAGTAGAAGCTTACGGATTTTTAAAAGGTCCAGCTGATATGATCCAGTTCTATGAAGGAAAATATACGCAAGCTCTACAAGGATTTGTCATAGAACAAATGGGAAGAAGAAGACGGGACGAGTATCAAGATGGTGCTCCTCGACTTCCTAAAACACAATAAGGAGTAAATACAAATGGCAATAACACAAGCAGTTGCGAATAGTTTTAAAAAGGAATTACTAGAAGGTGAACACAAATTTCAATTTTCTGGTGGTGATAATTTTAAACTTGCTTTGTATGTCTCTACTGCAACATTGAACTCTGCTACTACAGCGTACACTACTACTGGCGAAGTTGCTGCTAGTGGTCAATACACAGCAGGTGGTGGAGCATTAGTAAAACCAAATCCAAGTACTTCAGTTGCATCAGGTGTTGCGATTGTGGATTTTGCGGATTTATCTTTTACTGGTGTAACAATTACAGCTAGAGGTGCATTAATTTATAATACTTCATCGTCAGATAAGGCGGTTGCAGTGTTAGATTTTGGTGCCGACAAAACAGCAACTTCAGGAACATTTACAATTCAGTTCCCAGCTTTCACAACATCAGCAGCGATTCTTAGAATTGGTAACGCGTAATAGGGAGGTAACCTATTATGGCCAATGCTTGGGGCGAACTAGCTTTTGGAGAAGGTAATTTTGGAGAACAAAATAATGCAACTGTAGAAGTTACAGGTGTAGCAGGGAATCCTATTGCCTGGGGTTCAAATCAGTTTGGATCCGCAAGTTTTGGTGGTGCATCAAATTCTATCCCATTAAATTTATCAGAAGAAAATGTAACTGTAGAAGTTAATGAAGGATGGGGAAGATTAGCTTTTGGTGAAGAAAATTGGGGAGAAACTGGTAATGCTGTTCCTATTTCTGGAACTGCTTTATCTACATCTATCGCAAATGCAGATGATGCTTGGGGTGAATTAGCATGGTCAGCATATAATACTAGATGGGGTGGTCAAACAAGTGTTGATGTTTCTGTTAGTCAAGAAATAAATGTATCTGGTCAACAATTAAATATTTCACAAGGTGATGAATTTGTATTTTCACAAACAGAAGTTTTCTTATCAGAAAATCCATTACCAAATTTAACAATAGCAGAAGGAACAATTGATCCTGCTCCAGATGCTATTTTAACAGGTCAACAATTAAATACAGGCTTAGGCTCTCTAACTGTTTATAATGAGCAAGGTTGGGGTAGAGATAGATGGGGAACTGAAGCTTGGGGTGCAGAAGGTATTTGGTCTTTTGTTGATGTAACAGGAGAAAGTTTAGGTGTAACTTCAGGTATTCAAGAAACTTGGGGTCAAGATGAATGGGGAGCAACTACCACAGAATGGGGTGGAAACTCAGTTACCGATGTAGATATTAAAACTTTTGCGGCTGTAACAGGTAATGAATTAACAGCAGCTGAAGGAACAGTCGATCCTAGTCCAGATGCTACAGTTTTAGGTATTGGTTTAACAGCAGGTGTTGCTTTAGGATCAGTTGTTGAAGCAGATGCTAATGTTACAATAACTGGAATTGGCTTAGAAATAGCTCAAGGACAAGCAGAATTAGAGGCTGTAACTATTGCAAATATTACTGGACAAGCGTTAGAAGTTGGGTTAAGAAATGCAGTAGCAGGTGCTTCTGCTGAAATATTTCCAACAGGAATAGGCTTGACAGCTACTGCTGGAAGCATTAATGTACAGTCTTGGCAGATTGTCGATACCGGCACAAATGTTAATTGGAATATTATTGACACGGCCGCTTAATTTTAGTAAAAATAAAACAACGAGGATAAAAAATTATGGCATCAAGTTATTCAACAGACCTTAAACTAGAATTAATGGTCACAGGTGAAAAAGCCGGACTATGGGGCGACATCACAAATACAAACTTAGTTATTTTACAACAAGCTATCGCTGGTTATGAAGCAGTATCAATTGCAGGCGGTGCTGGAAATACAGATTTAACTTTTTCAAATGCAGCTACTTCAAACGGTAAAAACGCTGTAATCGAATTAACAGGAACAATTACAGGAAACAGAACTGTAACAGTTCCAGCTTCAGTAACAAATAAAGTTTATTTAATTAAAAATAATACAACAGGTGCATTTACTGTAACTGTTTTAGTATCTGGTCAATCTGGTGTAACTTTTTCTGCAACAGATAAAGGTACAAAAGTTTTATACATCAATGGAACTGACGTTGTAGATTCAAATGTTGGAAAAGTTTCAAATGACTATGCACCACAATTAGCAGCAGATTTAGATGCTAATGGTAAAAATATTCAGATGGATGATGCTACTGGAATTCAAGATGATTCTGGTTTACAGCAATTAACTTTTTCTAAAAC